CTAGTCGACCTCGATTTTTATTTTCTGGCCTGTACCGGGAACCGATATCTCGTAAGGCCCGAAGCTAATAACCTCCTCGCCAGCCCAGGCGTTAAAGTCTTTCATTCTCTCCTGCAATGGCAACAACTCATTACGCGCGAACACACGCGCCGCCTTTTCGATATCGCCAAAGCCGCCGGCGTTATTCGGAACGATCCCCATTAACTGAGGCGGGACGCGATGCGCGGCGAGCACGTCGTCGCGCGATACGTTTTTGATATTAAAAAATTCGTCTTTAGCCTGAACCTCGGCGATTGGGATTATTTGAATCCCGTCTTTTTTCCCGTTCGGCGAATACATGAACAGATTGCGAAAATTGCCCGGCCCTTTGGCCTCTTTCAACGCTGCGCGGATATTGTCGACGTCTTTAATGTCTTGCGCCGGATCTGTCATATAGAAAACAAAACCGGCGTGGCTGCCGTTTAAATAATATTTTCGGCGAAACAAGGTCGCGGCCTCGTTAAGCCATGCGCTTTGTAAGCCCGACAAATAATCCGGCGCGCCGTAAATATCCTGATTAATGTCCGGCTCAATCAAGTGATAGATTGACCCCGATTTAAAGGGATAACTATCGTAATAATTCGGGATGTATAAATATTCGCCATTTTTGCCGGCGCGGACGAACTTCGACAACGGCGACTCGTATCGCAACACGCCACCGAGCGCGTTTTCGATTTTCTCGAGATAACTATTGCCGAAAACAATTTGCTCTAATGCGAACCGCTCGAACTGTTGGCGACTTAGTTTTTTGTGAGGGATAAATGCGCTCGAGATAATGTTGCGCTTTACCTGGATCGCGCTCGAGTGGTGAGGGTTTGCCCTGTAACTTTTCGCGAGCGACGCCACATTAAACGGCGGCTCGTAGTATCTGCCATTCCAGGACGACTCGAAGTATCCCATAAGGTCGCGCGCCTCCATAACCGGAGTCGGATCGCCAAACGTAAAAACCTCAACCGCGCCCGAGCCTGTTGCTTTGGCATTGTTTTTTTGTGTCTTGCTTTTCATGTCAGAAAATCTCCACTATGGAACATTGACTCGCCGCGCCGCCAGCATCAATGGCGGTTAGCGGCTCAAGGTCGAGCGCGTGCATTGTTGCCCAGGCAAGGTCGCCATGCCCGAACTCGTCGGATCTTACCGACTCATAAGTTATGGCGTTCCCCGACTTTGTTATTGTCTTGCGTATCGACATAAACGCGCCGGCGACGTCTTTATATTCCGCGTCAAACTCTAGCCGGCCGCCCTCGATGATCGATTGCGCTTTAAGTACGAGCCGGGTTTTTACCTCGGGGCTATAGTTGAGCCCGATCGCCGTCGGGAAAAACAATCGCACCAAATCAAACACCCCGAGCCCTATGGAGTTTGTATCGATCGACATTTTCTCGACGTTATATTTTTGCGTGAGTTTTTTTATTTCCTCGGCTTGCAAATCAAATCGCATGTTTTGAAATTTAAGCCGCTCAATTATGCGAAACTTGGCGCCGGCAGACACGGGCGGCGCGAGCACAGCAACGGCGGCGGCGTCTCTTGTCCGGCTTGGGTCGTAACCGATCCAAACGCGTTTATTGCCATAAGGCCTCTCGGCGAGAGGCCTTATGTCACGCCAAACAACCCACGAGTCGACCAGGCATTTCTCCAAATGAGCGAGCGTAAATATCGACATTGAGTCATCGATAAACTCACATAAAAACAAATTACGAAACTCGTCGTCGGTATAATCCAGGCGCAACTCATCAAGATCGAACAAGTCGCAGCCGCCGGCAATCGCGTCGTTAATGTTTACGATTTGTTTCCATTGCCCATCCTCACAAAGCCGGCCCGCCTTTAATGCTTTATGCGAGACGTCTATTTTAATTTTATTATCTTTTGAGCGGCCTTTGTTTAGTCGGTCGCCGGTCCAGAACGAATAAGCCTCATGAGTCAAGGCCGACGGCGTCGACAAGTATGTTTGACGCCATTTTTTGTGGACCGCCATCCCCGACGCGACTTTACGGAACTCGGAAAACCGCGGGATCCAGAAATACTCGTCCATGTATATATTGCCGTGATAACTCTGCGCCGTCCTGGCGTTTGTTCCCAGGAAATACAACGTCGCGCCATTCCATAAAACGATAGGATCGCCGGACAGCTCGACGCCCGTTACCTCATAGACGAACGCGAGAATATACAATTTAAAAACGTGCGCCTGGGCCTTTGATGCCGAGAGAAAAATTTGATTACGGCCAGTCTCGCAAGCATCGACAAGCGCCTCGCGCGCGAAATACCACGTCGCGCCGATCTGCCGGCTTTTTAAAATGTTGCGGATCCGGTTATTGGTGCCGGCGCCTCTCCATTGGCGCTGATAACCAAAAAGAGAAGTTTCGAACGCTTCAACAAGCGCGGCGACCTGGTCCTCGTCGAGGAAGTTTTTTTGCTTTTTGCGATTTTTCTTTTTGTTGGCGAGCTTTGGATTGAGGTCGGATTCCTTTCCGGTCTCGTCGTACTTTCGCACCCGCGCAGCACGTTCGAGCGCGCGCATTAAACAGTCGATCTCGTTAAGGTCGCGCTCAGTTTTGTTGTTTTTATTTACGAGCAGGGCGAGCCGGGCGTCGATGCTTGCTTTTACTCGATCAATGGGCGAGACGTCGTCCCACTGGTCGCGACGCTTCCACGACGCGACGGTCGATTTTGATTCGCCCAGCTCGCGCGCGATCTCAGTCGTCCCGTATCCCTGAAAATACAGGAGCGCGGCCTCTCGCCTGGTCGGGTTTTCTGTTGCTTCGATTGCCATTGCAAGAGAGTAAACGGCGCGACTTTATAGATATTCTCGGCCGGCGAGTAAAAATCCGAATTACCCCTCCGGCGCGTTGATAAAAAAGCCGAGGTTATCGACTCTCTCGTCTATCACATTCACGCACCGACAAAGCGAGATCGAACAATGAAAAACCTTTTGTCCAAATTTTTCCGCGTTGCCCTGGAGGGCGCCACGACTGACGGCCGCGAGATAACTCGCGAATGGATCGAGCAAATGTCTGCAAGCTATGACCGCACAAAATACGGCGCGCGGATCTGGCTCGAACACTTCCGCGGCATTTTGCCCGACTCGCCGTTCGCCGCCCTGGGCGACGTTTACGCGCTGGAGTCGCGAGTCGAACCTGACGGCAAGCTCGGCTTGTATGCGCAAATTGTCCCGACCGCCGGGCTTGTTGCGATGAATCAGGCAAAACAAAAAATTTATACCTCGATCGAGGTCGACGATAATTTCGCCGAATCCGGGCAAGCGTACCTGGTCGGCCTGGGCGTTACTGATTCGCCGGCCTCGCTCGGAACTGAGGCGCTACAATTTAGCGCCGCGGCAAAAGCGCCGATTTTTGCCGAACGCAAACAGAAGCCGACGAACCTGTTTTCGTCCGCCGTCGAGATTGCGCTCGAGTTTGACGAGGTTTCCGACCCGGAGCCGTCCATTTTTACCAAGGTTAAAAACCTGCTGTCGGCGCAAAGCTCCGACCACGCCGAGCGCTTTGGCGCTATCGAAAAGAGTGTCGCAGCAATCGCCGAGGCGCACGCCTCGACAAGCGAGAAAAATGCCTCGTTTGCTGCCGCGGTCGCCGAGCTGCAAAAGCAGGTTAAAGCCAGCGCCGACCAGTATTCGGAACTATTGAGCAACTTTAACTCGTTAAAGGCGGCGCTCGAAAACACACCGGCAAACCACGCCCAGCGCCCGCCCATTACCGGCGGCGACGGGCATGTGCGCGCCGAATATTAATCCAGCGGCAATTATTGAACAGTTACGGAGACGGACCAATGCTCGAATTTACCCGCCAGCAATACAACCAATTTCTCGCCGATCAGGCGCAAAACAACGGCATAGTCGACGCGACCAAAAAGTTTGCCGCGACCCCGAGCGTCGAGCAGAAGCTCGAGACGCGGATCCAGCAAAGCGCGGGATTTTTGAAGCGCGTTAACTTTATCGGCGTTAATGACCAGTCAGGGCAAAAAGTCGGGCTGTCTATCGGCTCGACCATTGCTGGCCGCACCGACACAGACACCACAGACCGCGCGACGCAGGATCCGAGCTCGCTCGATCCGAACCAATACGATTGCAAGCAAACGAACTTCGATACACATGTAAAATACGCACTCCTCGACGCCTGGGCGAAATTCCCCGATTTTCAAATCCGGCTCCGCGATGCGCAAATGCTGCAGCAAGCGCGCGACCGGATTATGATCGGCTTTAATGGCACGAGCGCGGCCGTGCAGACCAACCGCGTCACCAATCCGCTACTCCAGGATGTTAACGTCGGCTGGGTCGCCAAGCTGCAAGCCGAGGCTCCCGCGCGTTACCTGACCGAAGGCGGCAAGGCTGCCGGCGAGATCCGCGTCGGCGCGGGTAATGGCACGACACTCCTACCCGATTACACCAACCTCGACGCCCTGGTTTACGATATGCGCTCGAGCTTGCTCGATCCGTGGCACGCGCGGGACAATACTTTCGTCGCGATCTGCTCGTCCGACCTGGTCGACGAAAAATATTTCCCGATGATCGAAACGTTTGCCGAGACACCAACCGAAGCCAATGCGCTCGATTTGATGGTCTCGCACAAAAAGCTCGGCGGAGTCATGGTCGCCGAGGCGCCGTTTTTCCCGGCAAGAACGATCATGATAACGCGTCTCGGCGAGAACGATTCGTCGAACCTGTCTATCTACTACCAGAACGGCAAGCGTCGATTGATGTATATCGACAACCCCAAGCGCGACCGAATCGAAACCTATGAAAGCGCAAACGAGGCCTATGTTATCGAGGATCTCGGCGCGTGCTGCGTGGCGGTTAATATCAAGATCTGGGACGGTACCGCCTTTAACTAATGCCGAACACGCCAGCAAAGCAGCACTTTAACAACACGGCCGGAACAGCTCCGGCCGGCGTTGTTAATTCTGTCGTCACGCCCGCGCGCAACCCGCGCGCCGGCGAGCTGGGTCGGTTTGTTGTGGCGCTAATCATTTTTATTGCCGGACTTGTCGTCGGGCTATTTGTGAAATAAGGGGGCATAAATGCCGAACACGCCAGCGAAAAAGCACTTTGAACGGACGACCGCCGAACAGCAAAACAAGGAGGTCGCCGAACACGGCCGCACCCGCGCCAATGCGTCGCTCTATGAGCTGCAGCTCTTGAAAATTGCCCAGCATCGCGGCGAGCTGCGCGCCATTAAAAGCCAGGAAAAGAAAGCCGAGCGAAAGCGTGATTTTATCGACACCTATCGCGACTATATCGACGGCGTGATCGCCTCCGATACCGGCACCGAGGACGAGGTCGTAATGACTGTTTTTGTCTGGATGATCGACGCCGGCATGATTGTCGACGCCGTGCGCCTGGCCGAGTATGCGCTAAAACATAATTTGCCAATGCCGGACAAATTCCGCCGCGATTGCGCGACCGTGCTCGCCGAGGAGATCGCCGACCATGTCTTGCGATCAAAAAATGATTTTCCGGATGTTGCGCTATTGCTCCAGGTTAAGACACTAACCGACGAGCGCGACATGCACGACCAAGTCAGGGCGAAGCTCTTTAAAGCTATCGGCGTCGCCTTTGATGCGCTCGGTAATTTTGCCGAGGCGGGCAACTATTACCGCCGGGCGCTTGAGCTGGATCCGAAAGGATCCGGCGTTAAAAAAATGATAGAGCGCGCCGACCGCGAAGCCGAGAAAGCCGGCCAGCTCGCTCGATAGTGTTGCACCCCCAGCGACGGGCATACCGGCGCGGCAGCGATCAAAAATCAAACCCGCGCCGGCTATGCTTTTAAGGTGAGACAATGCCTAACATTTTTGCGCCGACTGCCGACCCGAACAACACAAGCGACCAAGCGGTCGCAAACAACGGCTTTTTTCCTGACCAAACCGTCGCCGCGTTTAAAGCGTCGACGCGCACCGTCGACACGGTCACCGATCAGCGCGTCGTCGATGCGCTGAGCCAATCAATAATCGAAACAAACCGCGCGCTCGCCGACTGGCAAGCCGCGCACGAGCTTCTAGGCATTACTCGGCTCGCCGATGTTGACTCCGGCGTAATAAATGGCGAGTCGGAGCTTGTTATTTCTTATCGCGCCGCGGTATTCGCGCGCGCCAAGGCATTAATAATCGACAAACTGCGCGACATTGACACAAGCCGCGAAGGCGATGCACGCGCCAATGAATACGAGAACACCCGCGACGGCTACTTGCGCGAAGCAATTAAAAATGTGCTCGCCATTATGGGCCGCCAAACGTTAACGGTAGAGTTAATTTAAATGATCGTAACCGCACAACAAGGCGACACCGTCGAGCGGATTTGTGATCGCTATCTCGGCACAACCGCCGGCATTACCGAGGAGGTTTTGCGCACAAACCCGGGCGTCGCCGCCCTGGGGCCGGTACTGCCACGAGGCACGCGACTCGAGATCCCGAGCGCGCCGCCGGCGAGGGAAAAAAAGGTAGTTAATTTATGGGACTGAAAATCATGAGCGAAACACCCCGCCCCGGCGCTTTCGAGCGGCATGTGCAAACGATCGCGGTAACTATGATCGCCGGGCTTTTGTACTGGGTCGGCGAATCCATTAACGACGCCGGCAAAGAAATTATTTTATTAAAAGAGCGCGTCGCCGTGCTGAGCGAGAAGCTCGCCGAAGTGAGCACAATGTCGAGCTCGATTGTTGCCATGCAAAGGCGCGTCGACGAGATCGACTTTCGGCTAAAAGTGGTCGAAGGCCGCCCGCGTAAGGCCTCGCCCTGGATCAACAAACGCACCGAAGGGGGCGAAGAATGAGCGCGATTAGGGATTCCGCAATTAATCACGTTATCGAGATCGAGGGCGGCTATGTCAACAACCCGAACGACTCCGGCGGCGAGACGTGCTGGGGCATTACCCGCGCCGTCGCCATTGCAAACGGCTATACCGGAGCAATGCAGTCGCTACCGCGCGACCTGGCGTTTCGAATTTATGTCGACAAATACTGGGCCGCGCTTCGCCTCGATGAGATCGAGCGCGAGGCTCCACTTGTCGCCGCCGAGCTCGTCGACTCCGCGATTAATGCCGGCACCGTGCGCGCCGGATCCTGGCTGCAGCGATCGCTAAACGTGCTCAACAATCGCGGCGCGCTGTATGCCGACATTGTTGCCGACGGCAAGATCGGCGACAAAACGCTCGCCGCCTTTGTCGCGCTACTTGATGCCAGGGGGCAAGCCGGCGCCGACGTGCTGTTTAAAATGCTGAACGCTTTGCAGGGCGCGTTTTACATCGAGCTCGCCGAGCGCCGGGAAAAGGACGAGACCTTTGTTTTTGGCTGGTTTAAATGGAGGGTTAAGTAATGGCGTTTAACTGGAAAGAATTACTCGGCGCCGTTGCGCCAACACTCGGCGCCTCGCTCGGCGGGCCCGTCGGCGCGCTTGCCGGCAAGTTAATCGCGCAAGTTGCCACCGGCGACGAAAACGCCGACGAGAAACAGGTCGAGCAAGCGCTTAAACATGCGTCGCCCGAATTGCTGGCAGGACTCAAAAAAGCCGACCAAGATTTTAAAAAACGCATGGCCGAGCTCGACATTGATCTCGAGCGTATTAATGCCGGCGATCGTGACTCAGCGCGCGCGATGCAAAAAGAAAACAAAAGCCGCATCGTGCCGGTTTTGGCGACGCTGACGGTAACGGGATTTTTTGTTGTTGTATTCTGGATCCTAAACGGCAAGATCAGCGCCGACTCGACGCTCGCCGGTTTTGTACTCGGCCAGGTATCCGCCAAGGCCGAGCAGGTCTATAACTTCTTTTTCGGATCCAGCGCCGGCAGCAAACAAAAAACCGACGCGCTCGCAAAATTGAACAATGCAAAAACTTAAATCGCTCCGCGAGCATATCCTCTCAATCCCTGGCGAGATCGAGCTCGATGCGGGCAACCTTATTACTCAGGCGCGCGCCGGATCCCTAATCTCTCTCGCCGACGGGACAAATAATCATTTTCGATGGCAGTACCGCGCGACGATTATCATTACTGACTTTGTCGGCGACTTTGACAAGCTGAGCTTTTGGGTGTTGTCCTGGTTAAAACAAAACCAGCCGGACCACAAACAAGAGGCCGGCCGTTTTGAGGCCGACATTATCGACGCGCACAAGAGCGACATAGAGCTCGAGCTTGATCTCGAGGAAACGGTCCAGGTAGAACAAACCGTCGACGGGATCCGGTTAATTCATATCGGCGAGCCCAATGTCGAGCCGGTTATATTAAGCGCGGATCAGTGGTCGCTCTACATTGAGCCGGGAGACGGCAGCCCCGTCGCGATCTGGTAGGTATGGACGCCGTCGACCAGTTAACGGCCTGGCTCTCGCCGACACTCGCCAGGCTCAAGCCCGCCGCCCGCGCGAAGCTATTGCGCCACATTGCGACCGGGATCCGGCGCCGAAACATGGACAGGATCCGCGCACAAAAATCGCCGGACGGCGCCAGCTGGCCGGCACGCAAACAACGACCCGCCCGCCGCCACGGCATAAAGCAGAAAAAACAAATGTTTTTAAAGCTGCGCCAGGCGCGACACTTTCGAATTAACAAAACACCCGAAGGCCTGGCGATCGGTTTTTTTGGTCGAGTGGCGCGCATTGCTCGCGCACACCACGAGGGGCAATTTGATCGCGTATCACCCGACGGGCCGTTTTATCAATACCCCAGGCGCGAGCTAATCGGCTTTAGTGCCGACGATATGCGCTGGATCGAGCAAGCCGTCGCCCAGTTTCTAAGCGAGTAAATCCACGCGTTACCGACCCGGCAAGCATCGGCCACGCCCGCGCTAAATCATAATGCCAGGCATGAACGAGCCAAACACTCTCGAGCTACTCCAGCGAATCGAAAACATATTGCGCCCCGGCGTTATTGCTGAGGTCGATCATAATGCCGCGCGCGCACGCGTGAATTATGGCGAGAACCCGGACGGCACGCCGGCCGCCTCCGCCTGGCTGCCCTGGTTTGCTCGCGCCGGCAACGATTCGACATGGTTTCCGCCTGAAGTCGGCGAGCAGGTTTTTATATTATCGCCTGGCGGCGAGCTCGCGCTCGGCGTGATTTTGTGCGGCCTATATCAAGACGCCAAACCCGCGCCGAGCACCGGCGCCGACATTCGCCTCGTTAAATTTTCAGACGGAAGCTTTGTCGAGTACGATCGCGCCGCCCACAAAATGACGGCAAGCATTACCGGCGGCGACCTGGTTGCCAATGCGACCGGCAATATCGTCGCCGATGCCGGCGGCAATATCGACGCCACCGCCGGCGCCGACATTAACGCCAGCGCGACCGGCGCCGTCAACGTCACCGGCGCACAAATAAACCTGAATAACGGATCGCCGGTCGTGACTTGCGGGAATATTTGCGCATTTCTCGGCACCAATCACCCGCACGGATCCGCAACCGTTAACGCCGAGGCTTAATTATGGCAATGAATCACGCCACGCTAACCGCCGAGATCCTCGCCGCCCTCAATGGCGCCGGCTTTAACACAGCAAACCCTTATTCCAGGCTCGACGACTTTGTCGCGATTGTTGTCGAAAAAACAATCGCGCACATACAGACAACGGCCGAGATCCAGACCACGGCGGGCGCGCCGGACGGCGAGCATACGGGAATTATTACTTAATGAAAGGCATGAACGAACACACCGGCCGCGCGGTATCCGGTCTCGATCACTTGAGGCAATCGATAAAGCGATTATTTTCGACGCCGATCCGCTCGCGGGTTATGCGTCGCGATTACGGCGCCAATATTTTCGGCTTGATCGATCATCCAGGCAACGAGCTCGGCCTTGCCAAAATGCGCGCCGCCGGAATTATCGCGCTTGTCCGGCACGAGCAACGCATTATCCCGACGCGCTTGCAGATCTACGCCGGCGACGAGCCCGGCCGATTTGTTGCGGATCTGGCCGGCGTCGCGGTATCCGGAATCGATGAAATTGCACCAGGCGAGTCGATTGCCTTGCAAGTGTCGTTTGAGGTGTAGCCATGCCCATAGATTACCAAGCGCTCGCGCCCGCCCCTGTTATCGCCGAGATCGATTATCAGACCGAGCTCGATCAGATGAAAGCCGAGCTCGTTACAAAAGACGGCACACTCGCCGAGGTCCTGGACAATCCCGCCGAACCGCTAACCATGTTGTTAGAGGTTGCGGCATATCGACTCATGATTAAAAGCCAGGAGCTTAACGACCGCGCCCAGGGCTTGTTATTGGCCTATGCCACCGGCGCGGATCTCGATCATATTGGAATTACTTATTTTCGCACCCAGCGCCTTGTAATTGATGCCGGCGACCCGCTCGCCGTGCCGCCGGCCGGGCCAACCTATGAGACCGACGACGATTATCGCGCACGCTGCGCCATTGCTGAGGACGCGTTTAGTACGGCCGGACCGAGGGCAGCGTATGTTTATTTTGCAAAGTCGGCGAGCGGCGAGGTTAAAGACGTCGGCGCCATATCGCCGAGCCCGTCAAATGTTACCGTCGCCGTTTTATCTCACACCGGCGACGGCACCGCCTCTAGCGCTTTATTGCAAGCCGTAACCGATGCGCTCGACGATTCTCGCCGGCCGATGACTGACAATTTAACAATACAATCGGCAACGATAAAAAGTTACACAATCAACGCCACAATAAAAACCTATCCGGGATACAACCGCGAAGTCGTGCGCCAGGCCTCCGAGGCTGCCGGCGTTGCGTTTGGCAGCAATAACCACAAGCTCGGGCTCGACATTGTGCTCGTCCAGCTCACAAAAGCGCTCGCCGTGCCTGGCGTGATGGATATCACGCTAAACAACACGATCGCCGGCGACATAGTGTCGAACATTGTTAACAACGACACCGAAGCGGCCTATTGCGCCGGCGTTACTGTCGCGCTCGGGGCGGTCGATGAATAAGCTCACGCCGCCCAACGCGACCGCGCTCGAGAACAATGTCGACGAGACTTTGTCTCGTATCGGCAATATTAATCTAACCAATGTTGGCAAGCTCTGGAATCCGGATACATGCCCCGAGCCATTGCTCCCGTTTTTAGCCTGGGCCGAGTCCGTGCCGGAATGGTCTAGCGACTGGCCGATCGCCGTCCAGCGCGCCGCGATTAAAGTCCGGCGCAAAGTCCGGCGCACCCGCGGCACAAAAAAAGCCGTCGTCGATTCGATTAACGCGTTTGGCGGAGCCGTTGTCATTGCTGAGTGGTTTGAGCAGTCACCGCCCGGCGACCCGCGGACGTTTAACGTAATACTTGCGGCCAACGACAGTTACGTCGACGAAGGCTTGCAGGACGCAATGAAAAACACCATCGACGAAGTGAAACCGCTCAGCGCGCACTATGTTCTCGGCGTCGGCTTGTCTGCCGTCGCAGCGGTCGGCGTCACCGGCGGCGCGCTTGCGGTTAATTATGCGCGTATAGAGCTAGAGGGATAATACTATGCCAGCCTTGCAACTGATAATCACCGACGCCGGCCGCGGCGCGATTGCTGACGAAACGGCAAGCGCGACGCTGCCGGTAACCATTACCGAGGCCGCGCTCGGCTCCGGGAAGTGGTCACCCGACGCAACCGCGACCGCTCTCGCCGCGGAGATCAAGCGCATAAGCGCGACCGATATCGGCGCGATCGCCATTGCCGATGATGCGTTTCACGTTACCATCACCGACACGAGCGCCGATATCTACTCGCTTGGCGAGATCGGGTTATACACCGACACAGGAATTTTATTTGCTATTTATTCCAGCCCGGCCGGCATTACTGACAAGGCCACGAGCGCCTGGCTTATGCTTGCCGCCGACGTTGTCTTTACGTCAGTAACGCCGGGATCGATCACCATTACCGGCGCCGGCTTTGTTAACCCGCCAGCGACCGAAACCGTCGCCGGCGTGCTCAGTCTTGCCACGACTGCCGAGGCCGTTGCCGGCGCGCTAACAAATAAAGGCGTTACACCGGCGACACTGGCAGCGGTGCTGGCCTTTTTTGGCAAACTGGCCAGCGCTAACACATGGACCGGGGAAAACATATTCAATGGCGGCATAACCGTTGATGGCGTGGCGCAAGACATCAGGCAAGATGAAGGCAGGTACGGCACCGCCGCCTTTAGAATTCAGCCAAAGTCCGGCAATAATAACGGGGTGCTGACCGCGATGCCAAGCGGGTCCGCTACTGCGTCACTTTTTGGCTTATACAATAGCTCAGACCCGGTGAATACTTCGCGCCTGAATATCAGCCTGACTGGCAACGTGTTTGACATCAATGCCGCTACGTTTGGAACGGGCACGCCAATCACCAGCTTTAACCTTCAGGGCAGCAAAATCTGGACTGCTGGCAATGATGGCGCAGGCTCCGGCCTTGATGCCGACTTGCTGGATGGCGTACAGGGCGCAGGCTATGTAAGAACAGATGGCAGCAACGCCATTTCCGGGACGCTGCGCATAGAATCAAATGCGCCGGTTTTTTCCTTTAAAGAGCTAGATGCCTTGTTGGATAATAAATATTGGCGCTTTGTTGCTGATGGCTCTAATTTTACGCTGCGCGCCTATAATGACGCATTGTCCTCGTATGGCGTCGCGTTCTCTATATCCAGAACGGGTACCACAGTAAATTCCCTCAATGTTCAGGCCACATACTTAAATCACAATGGGGATAAGGTCTGGACCGCTGGCAACGATGGCGCAGGCTCCGGCCTCGATGCCGACACCTGGCAAGGATTCAGCCCTTCACAATTTTTGCGCGCCGACGCAGGCGACACCAAAACAGCCGGAAACTTGAATTTTGCTGACGGGGTTTTAGCTGTTTTTGGTGCAAGCAATGATTTAAAGATTCAACATAACGGCGTCCATTCATATATACAGAAAGGCGGAATAGGCCATTTCTATATTGATGCAACACTAGCAACAAACAATATTTATCTTCGCGGACAACAAGACGGGGTAGGCCTGCAACAAGCCGTTGATGTTATATCGGGGTCCAGCGTCTATGCAAACTTGCGGCATAACAATCAAATCAAACTCCAGACTAAATCAACCGGCGTGGCTGTCACTGGCACGCTTGAGGCTGGCAACGTAACGATTTCCGGCAATCAAGTCTGGCACGCTGGCAATGATGGCGACGGCTCCGGCCTCGATGCCGACAAACTGAACGGGCGCAAGATCAGCGTCCAAGCGACGGAACCAGTTGGCGCAACTGCCGGCGACTTGTGGGTATGGTGACGCATGTTTGGGCGACATAACGGCACAGCGTTTCAAAGCGCGCAAACACTCAAGCGCCACGACGGCGCGGGGTTTGTTGATGTTAATTACGTCGGCCGACACGACGGCGCCGGGTTTAAACAAGCCTGGCCCGTTGTCGCCGTGGCGGATACCTCGGCAAATGGGTACTCGCTCGCCGCCGGCACGGCATACGCCGAGATCGGCTTGTTGGCCGACGGCCGCATATATAGAAACGCCCAGGGCGTGATTACTTACCCCGGCAACTGGATCGATCCCGTTACGCGCGCCAGCGGCACTTATTCAGTCTATGGCGCGATACGCGGCGGCACGCATGAGGTCATCACCGGGCCGATTAACTCATGGCACGCCCTGAGCGCCTCGGCAGTCTGGCGAATAGCAACCGCCGGCCCAGGCTTAACGGACATTACATCGATTATCGATATCCAGATTCGCAACAACACGACACTCGAGATCCTGGATACCGCCGCGCTGACAATCCGCGCCACTTTTGATCCGAACACGGGCTAGACCGGCCGGTAAATGCGCGAGTTACCTCGCCGGCGCGTTGCGGCGATCCGCAAACTGCCCGAGGCTTGGGAGCAATTACACGCACACATCAAGGAGCGCTAGTCATGCCCGGCTATCATCACGGCGTAAGAACGATTGAGAACACCGAGGGCGCCCGCCCGATTCGCACTGTTAACTCCGGCGTTATTGGCGTCGTTATTACTGCGCCGAAAGGCCCGGTTAACACGCCGGTTTTGATTGCCGGCGACCGCACCAAGGCGGCGGCAACGTTCGGCAAGGGCATCGGCACCGCCGGCCAGGTATTCGACGCCATTTTTAAACAAATCGGCGCGATGATTGTTGCCGTTAACGTGCTGGATCCAGCCACGCATAAAACCGCGGTCGCCGCCGCCGAGTACACGTTCGACGCCGTGACCAACTCGCTCGAAGTGGTCGACGACTATATTTATAACGTCGTCGTAAAATCAGCCGATAACGTGACAACCTACATCGCCGGCACCGACTACACCGTCGACAGCGATACCGGCGTTATTACCCGCGTTGACTCCGGCGCCATTGGCGCCGGCGCGGCGGTAAATGTTAACTATGACATCCCCGACGCGGCGGCCGTGACCGACGCCGATGTTATTGGCGAGGTCCGCGTTGCGGACGGCGCTCATACTGGACTGCAAGCGCTACTGACCGCCAAGGCCTCGCTCGGAATCAAGCCGCGCATCCTCGGCGCGCCCGGCCTGGATAGTCAGATCGTCGCGACCGAGATCGTCGCTATTGCCGACCAGTTACGCGCCTCGGCCTATGCTTACGCCGCCGGCGCCGCGACCTCGGCCGCGGCGGTTACTTACCGCAACAACTTCGACTCGCGCCGTCTTATGGTGATCTGGCCGGACTGGGTCGGGCTTAATGCCGACACTGGCGTCGAGTCGAATCTGTATTCCGTTGCGTTTGCCCTGGGCGTTCGCGCCAAGATAGACAATGTGCTCGGCTGGCATAAGGTTATCTCGAACGTTCCGGTTAATGGTATTACCGGGATCTCGGCCGACGTTCCCTGGGATCTGCAGGATCCGAACACGATCGCCGGTTACCTCAACGCCAACGAGGTAACGACGTTAATCAATCAAAGCGGCTTCCGGTTTTGGGGCTCGCGCACATGCTCGAGCGATCCGCTCTATGCTTTCGAATCCGCCGCCCGTACCGCGGACATTCTCGCCGACACCATTGCCGACGCGCACTTGTGGGCAATCGACAAGCCGATCTCGAAAACGCTTATTAAAGATATTGTCGAGGGCGTTAATGCGAAGTTTCGCGAGCTGAAAGCCGGCGGCTATATTGTCGACGCGTTTGCCTGGCTGGATCCGGAAAAGAACACCGACGCCACGCTCGCGGCCGGCAATATAATCATAAGTTATGATTATACGCCGGTCCCGCCGCTCGAGGCGCTGGACTTTTACCAGACCATAACGACCGATTACCTCGCGCAACTGCGCGCCGCCTAAACTGGAGGTTTATCAATGGCACTTCCAAAGAAAGTTAAAAACTTTAATTTTTTCGTTGATGGCGAAGGCTACGCCGGCCGCGTGGCCGAGCTGACGCTCCCGAAGCTGGCGCGCAAGGTCGAGGAGTTTCGCGCCGGCGGCATGTCCGGCCCTGTTGACGTTGATATGGGGCAAGAGAAACTCGAGGCCGAGGCAACGTTCGCCGAGCACGCCGAGACCGTGCTTAAACAATACGGCGCCCCGGGCGTTGATGCGATCGGTATGCGCTTTCTCGGCTATGCCGAGAGCGACACCGCCGGCGCCAGTCATAACGCGATCGAGATTGTTATGCGCGGCCGCGTGAAAGAGCTCGACTTTGGCAGCAACAAGCCCGGCGACGACACGGCATTTAAGGCGAGTTTTAGCCTGTCATATTTCAAATACACACTAAACGGCGCCGACCTGGTCGAGATCGATGTAATTAACATGATCGAAAAAGTTAACGGCGTCGACCGGCTGCAAGAGCAGCGCGACGCGCTGGGCGTTTAACTCTCTATTTTTTTGAGGTGCAACAATGACGACAAAAACACCGCATTACTCGGACCCGGTCAAGCTCTCGCCCAAGATCACGCGCGGCAGCGACAAGGGCGATAACAAGGCGCAAAGGATAGACGCTGTACGCGTGCGCCGGCCCAGGTCCGGCGAGCTGCGCGGCCTGAGCCTGTCCGAGCTGTTAATCATGAACACCGACCAGATGTTAACACTGTTACCGCGCATTACTGAGCCGGCGCTGACTGAGCCCGAACTAAGCGACCTGGATCCGAGCTGTTTGCTCGACTTGTCTTTCGAGGTGCTGGATTTTTTAGGCTCGAAAAAGCTCTCCCCGAATCCGTAGCCGATGCAATGGCCGACATTGCTGTCGTGTTTCACTGGGGACCGGAGTATCTCGACGGGCTGGAGCTGGGCGAGTTAATGGACTGGCGAGAGCAGGCGGCCAAACGTGCCGCGCCGGACGACTAGCCGGTTTGTTTTTTGCCGGCAAGAGTAACGAGCAGCGCGATAACCGCCCAGGAGACGAGGAACGCCGGCGAATAACCAAACTCGACGGCGGCATACAAAAAGGCAACTACTCCGACAACGTATCGCATAAAACGAGTTTAGCATAATGTCATTGTCTCTTGCCCTGGTTTTATCTCTTGCCGACCGCGTATCCGGGCCGGCGGCGCGCATCGACAAGCGCACAAAATCGCTCGCCTCAACCATCAAGGCAACACAAACCGAAATCGCCGGACTCAAGCGCCAGGCCGGCGGCATTGAGCAATACAAGCGCCTCAGCGCCGCCCTGAGCGAGAACAATAGCAAGCTCGCCGCCTCGCGCGAGCGCGTGAAAGCGCTGCGGCGCGAATATGCCGAGGCCGCCAAGGCCGGCAAGCCACTCAACGCGCTTAAAAAGAAAATGGCGACGGCCGGCACAGCCGTCGCGCGACTGTCTGCCAATCAGCAAAAGCTCAGGCAATCGACACACGCGGCGCGGCTTGCGCTCAAGGCTCAGGGCGTCAACACCGGCCGGCTCGGCAAGGAATCCGAGCGCCTGGCGGCCAGCCTGGACAAGCTCAACCGGCGCGCCGCCGGGCTGGGTACATTGTCGGGCCGGCTGGATAGCTTGCGCGCCCTCGGCGGAAAGCTGGGCGCCGCGGCGGCGGCGACGCGAAAAGTCGTCGCAAGCGCGGCGATTGTTGGCGTTGCTGGGCTCTCGACGATCGGCGGGATCGCGGCCGTTCCTATGCGTACCGCCGCCGAGTTTGAGCGCTACGAAACCATTTTAACCACGATCGAAGGCTCGCAAGCCAAGGCTAAAAAAGCGATGGCCTGGGTCGGCGACTTTGCTGTTACGACGCCTTACCAGCTCGGCCAGGTAAACGACGCCTTTGTTAAGCTGCGCGCTTACGGCCTGGACCCGACCTCGGGGCTCATGAAAACGCTCGGCGATACGTCCGCGGCAATGGGCAAGCCACTCATGCAGTCAGTCGAGGCGATCGCCGACGCCGTCACCGGCGAAAATGAGCGATTAAAAGAGTTTGGCATTAAGGCGCGCACCTCGGGCGATTTAATAACCTACGAGTTTTCGGACAAGGCTGGGCGTTCGCGCGAAATGTCAGTCCGGAAAGGCGATCGCGCCATGATTCAGCGCACGCTCTCAACAATCTGGAATCAGAAATACTCGGGCGCAATGGATCGCCTCTCGAAAACCTGGGAGGGTATGCTTTCGAACGTTGCCGACCAATGGACCCGATTCCAGAAGTTAGTTATGGACTCGGGGCCATTCCAACGCCTGAAAGACTTGCTCCGCGGCGCGCTCGCACAGCTCGACGCAATGGCGAAAGATGGCCGGCTTAAACAATGGGCCGATACGGTCGGCGAAAAAATATTGAACTTAATCGACTTTGTGATTGATTTTTCGCGGGCAACGTATAGCACTTTCGAGGCGATCCGCCCCGGGCTCTCGCTGGCGGCGAACCTGGTCGGCGGCTGGGGCAACTTTGCCGCCGTGTTATTAACGGTCAAGTTTACGCCGATTATCGGCGCGCTAAAAATTCTCGGGTCGCTGGCGTTTAAACACCCGATTTTGGCGCTTGTGACACTTCTCGCCGGCGGGCTGTTGCTGTTAATTAAAAACTGGGATCAGGTTAGCGCCTGGCTCTCGGCCCTGCCCGAGCGCTTTGCCAATGCCGGGCGCATGATGATCGACGGACTGCGCGACGGGATCCGCGACAGACTGCAGGCGCTTAAAGATCAGATTCTCGCGCTCGGCGGCATGTTGCCGGCCTGGTTAAAAGACAAGCTCGGCATCCAGTCGCCGTCGCGCGTGTTTGCCGCCCTGGGCGCCAACGTTTCCGAGGGGCTCGCCGTCGGGATCCAGCAGCGCGCGCGCGTAGCAACCGACGCGATCGCCAAAGTCGGGCGACAACTGCCGAGAGCTTTGCCGCCGATTATTGCCGCCGGCGGCCTGGCGGCCGGGCCGGCGATGGCAGCAGCGCCCGCGGGCGGCGGCGTTGTTATCCATGCGACATTCCACATCACGCCGAGGCCGTCCGATGATCTGAACGCAATCCAGGCGGCAGTTACTCGCGCACTCGCCCAGGTACAGGCCGAGGCCGAGGCGCGCGTGCGTAGCCGATTAACTGACAGGGGGTAATGATGCTCGCGAGCCTGGGTTTATTTGTGTTTCAACTCTCGAGCGCGCCGTTTCATCAGCTGCAACGCTCAACCTCCTGGAGCTGGTCAAAGCAAACGCGCGTCGGTAAGCGCTCCGCGTTTCAGTTTGCCGGACCGGGTAGCGACGAGATCACGCTCTCGGGCACGCTCGCGCCGGCCATTACCGGCGGCCGTGCGTCGCTGGATGTATTGCGCACAATGGGCGACTCGGGGCTCGCCTGGCCGCTCGTCGACGGCGAGGGCTATATATACGGGCTATTTATTATCGCCGATATTAACGAAACACGAACCGAGCTTTTTGCCGATGGCGCCGCCCGCAAAATCGACTTTACGCTAAAGCTCGAGCGCGCGGACGACAGCACGATCGACAAGATCGGCGCACTGACCCGGATCGGCCTCGGGCTATGATTGGCGCGCCGGATTACCGTCTAAGCATTAACGGCGCCGACATTACGCCGGCGATCGAGGGCCGGCTGGTAAGCCTGGCAATAAACGACCGCAAGGGATTCGAGGCGGACGATTGCTCGATTGTTATCGACGATCACGACGGCCTTGTCGCCCTGCCCCGCCGCGGCGTCGAGCTGGAGATCTGGCTCGGCTACAAGGGCGAGCCGCTCATTAATAAGGGCGTGTTTATTGTTGACGAGGTCGGGCACCAGGGCCCGCCGGATCAAATCACAATCCGCGGCCGATCTGCCGACTTTCGCGCGGACTTGCTCGCACAAAAAACCCGCGCCTGGGATAACGTCACGCTCGGCGATGTCGTGCAAACCATCGCCGGCAAACACAAGCTCGAGCCCGGCATTGCCGACAACCTGGCCGGCGCCGTGATTAAGCACATAGACCAAACCGACGAAAGCGACGCGAATTTTTTAACCCGGCTCGGCGTCAGGTATGGCGCGATTGCTACGGTTAAAAATAAAACGCTGTTATTTATGCGCGCCGGCGATGGCAAAACCAAAACAGGCCAGGACTTGCCAACGATCATTATTAATCGCAGCGACGGCGACGCTTATAACTTTGTCGATCCGGATCGCGAGAGCGCCTTTAGTGGCGTAACTGCGCGCTGGCTTAATTACGGAACCGGCCAGGTAAACCACACAACCGCCGGCGAGGCGGGCAAGGTAAAAGTAATTAAAAAAACCTTCGCCACCCAGGACGAGGCCAAGGCGGCGGCCGAGGCAGAATGGAAAGCGCTCGCGCGCGGGAGTAAGCGTTGCAAGATCACGACGGCGCGGGCAATGCTCGACATAATTCCCGAGAGCCCGATTAAGATGGTCGGCTTTAAAAGCGAGGTCGATGCGGTCGCCTGGATTGTTTCAGATGTGAGTCATAATTTAAGCGGCGCGCTCACCTCGTCGCTATCGCTGGAACTAATAAATAGTTAAATTTTGCAAAACTAAGGCGAGTAAACTATAAACACAATTTTTAAGCGGTGGCGTTGTATATTGTTATGCCTGAAATAATACCAATTAAAGCCGCCGCCCCTGTTAGCCGATACGCACAAAGAAAGGCAAACCGGATTTATGTAAACAAGGGCGGCATTATGACAAACGGCCTCGTCGACGACGTTCGGATCGCGCTCCGAACGCTTGAGCGCGAATCGGTCGAAAACACGGCGACATTAATTAACTCGCTGGCAGAAAAGCACCTTATAACGGCGCGGCGGCGGTTTTTGCAGGGCTTGGCGCTGGGCGGTTTGGCTGGCGTTGTTCTGACGCTGGGCGCGCTGGCGGCTTGGGTTTTGGTGAATTGCAAAACCTGCCTCGCGCTGATTTGATTACGATACTGCCTGGATTACCGCATCGAGGCCGACGCCGTCGGCGACGAGCTCCTCGTAACGATCATAAAGAACGATCACGATCTCCGCGATAGCTGCCGGGCCGGCTTTATGTCCCGAGCCTTTTAGCGCTGCCTCGACCGCCTCATATAACCGCCCGAACTTTTCCGGCTCAAAGTGTACGAGCTGGCTTTCGTCTTGCGTGCGCCCCAGCGCCGCCACAAGCTCGTCGAGCGCATCGCGCACCCTGGGCTCGGCCAGGCGATACCGACTTAATAGTGCGCGCTCCTGGTCGTTGTATTGCTCCAGTACGAGCAGGCGCTCGAGTGTTGCGAGCAGGCCGCGGCCGTCGGGCAATGTTTCCAGCAATCCGGGCGCGCCGTCGTGCGTCAGTAACTCCGGCGGGCCTAGCTCCCCGGTCGCAATGCCGGCGAGGATCTCGGCCGACGCCTGGCGCCAGCGCGTCGCGAGGCGGGACTCTCTCAGGACGGCAAAGGCCTCGGCACCGACTGGCGCAAATACATCGAGCGAGGTAAAGCGCCCTGACGTGTTGTCGTCGTAATGCTCAACCGCCGCCGCGCTCACGGCGACAACGACGCGCGCGCCGTCGGTTATGGCGTACACCGTCGCGAGCCGCGTGTCGACCCGCGCCAGAGTATGCGCGAGCTCGGCGTCGCTGAGCGAATCATTCACAAAATAGGGCGAGCCCTCGCCCAGTACAAGCCAGTCCAGGCGCACATTTTCGGCGCGATGGATCTTTTCCAGCGTCGGCGCGGTCGGCACCTTGCCGTCGAAAATCGTCGTAATTATCGCGTTTTTCAGCCCGATCGCCTTGCCCCAGGGGTGTTTTCGGCGACCTGCCAAAACTTTATTAATGCGCGATAAAAATTCTTTATTATGAATATCCATAATTTTCGGTTTTACTTTATGAAAATTTGTATTAATTTTTTTAACGCATGTTTTCACGGAGTTTAGCCGAATGTCAGTCAAAAAACCCTCCCCCAAATTGCAAAAGAAAGTGTCCGTAATGATCCGGCTCGAGGAGCCCGATTTTCTCGCGCTCGTCAGGCGGGCAAAAAGCAACGACCGCCGCGTCGGCCCCGAGGCGCTAAATATCGTTAAGGGCGAGCTCTCAAAACAGCCTAACCAATAAATCGATAAATCTCGACATGAGGTTTTAAAAAATGGCACACGCTCACAAATACCCGGCGCACTGGACCCCGGCCCAAACCGCCGCCGCGAATTTCGCGCGCGATTTTTCTTTCGACGGCAATACCGGCCCGAAAGCAATGGCGAAGGCGCTCCAAAAAGCCGTTAAACACCTAAACAACGAATTAAACGCCGACTACCCGCGCGCAAAGTTTGGGCTCGACGACGCCATAAAGGCCGAGCAGCTCGCCGGGATCGCGCCGATTTTGCACGCGCACGCGCTCATGGTGAGGCATATCTGTCTGCCCCTGCCCGACTACACCCTCGACGCCGATAACGCCGAAGTCGTTTTGCTGTTTTCACAATGGCAAGGCCGCAATGGTGCGACGTGCGAGGCAATACATCGCGCCTATTCTGACCGGCGCATAACCCGGAAAGAGTTAAACGAGATCGTCCATAAAGGGTATGCCGAGATCGCCGCATTTTTGCAGTTTCTCGATTATCTGACTGTTATCGCCGAATAGTCGCAACAAGGGGCGCGCATGAATCAATCAAAAATCGAGTCGCTTGTTGAGGTGACTTTTAACGTCTCGCTCGGCTTTGTTGTCTCGCTGGCTTTCTGGACGTGGTTTGTCGTGCCGGTTTACGAGCTCCCGGTTAAGCCGATGCAGAATCTCGAAATAACAGGCTTATTTACTGCGCTCGCAATCGCGCGCGGCTTTGTTGTGCGCCGGGTTTTTAACTCCGGCTTGCATCGCGCCGCCCGCAAGGTCGCGGCGCGTATTACGACAGGGGGTTAATCATGTCGGCTTTTTTGCGAAACGAAAAAGAGTTAATCGACGCCTCACGCGCGCTCGGCTCTATTTGCGAGTCAAATAGTAAATATACGGCCCTTCTCGCGATGAAAGTTTCCGAGCTTGGCAAGCCGGTCGAAGCGCTTACCGTCGGCGAGCTGGTCGCATTGCACGAGCAAACCGGCGCCGAGTTTAACTCGCGATCGACTCATTGCTCGGGCGCGGCGAGTTTAGCTTGAAATTATAACGGGGGCGTTTATGTCCATTCTCGATCATTTATCCGACACGGAATTAAAAAAGCATATCCGATTACTTGAGCGGCTCGCCAAAACTTCGCGGCCGGCAAAGTGTCGGCGCGTGCTGTCGGCGCTGGATCGCGCTCGCGAAACGCTATCGAGCAGAAACAAACAGCAATCACTCCATTTTTAACAGTCGGCGCGGGGCGTCGGCAATAACAACATTATCAGGGGTAGCTCATGACAAGCCCGGAAAAAATATTCGTTATCAGTACCGAGAACGAAAAACTCGTCGCGATTTGTGACAATGCCGACGCCGCCTGGGCGCTGGCGGCGTGCGTGTATGAGCAATTCGAGCTTAATCGCCTTGTTCACGATCTCGACGCCCTACCCTCGCGCGAGGAGTGTCGGCGCGTGCTGCGCAATGGCTATATAGAAGTTATGCACCGGCGCAAGCGCGGCGGCGCGGCGAAAACCTGTCGCGAATATAACCTAACATCGGTCGGCGAAATGGTGGTCGGGATCCACCCGCACAAACTCTATAAGGGCGCGCCGAAAAACCTTATCGCGTCCGAGAGGTGGTGGTAATGGCTTTTGTTGAAATGGATCCCGCGAAGGCCGATCAAATCACGGCGCGACTTGTTGGCGAGTTTGGGTTTAAACATGACGCGCGCGGCTGGCTGCAGCGCGGACGCTGCCCGAGCTGCGGGAAAAACGAGCTCTATACTCGCGCGAGCGCGCCGTTTGTGATCCGTTGTAACAGGATAAATCATTGCTCATACGAACAGAAAACGCGCGAGCTCTATCCGGATTTATACGAATCATTCAATAAGCGATACAAGCCCACGCCGGCGGATCCGAACGCCACGGCCGACGCCTATATGCGCCACGCGCGCGGGTTTGATACTGACAAAATTAAAGGCTGGTATAAGCAGGGCAAATTTTGGCACCCGGACGGCGACAAGGGTACGGCGACGGTCCGATTTTACCTGGACGACAACGCCGCGGATCCGGTTTATATGGAGCGATTTGTCGATGCCGTTACCATTACCGACCCCGAGACCGGCGAGAAAGAAACGCGCAAGGCGCACTTTAAAGGCTCGCACGGCGGGCAATGGTGGCAGCCGCCAAGCCTGGACATTGTCGAGGGCGATACAGTCTGGATCGTCGAAGGCTGTATTGATGCGATCGCGCTCAATCTTTCGGGCGTTAAAGCGGTTTCGATTCTCGCTTGCCGCAACTACCCCGAGCGGGCACTCGCTGGCTATGCCGGTAAGTCGATTAACTGGATTATGGCACTTGATAATGACGCCGCCGGCCGCAAGTTTGCACGAAAGCACGTTAAACGGATGCGCGACGCCGGCTTTGTTGTTAGCGCCGCTCAGGCGCCAGGCAAGGATAAAACAGACTGGAACGATCTCTATAAGGCCGGCAAGCTCACGCCGGCGGATCTCGGCGAATATCTCTATCATGGCGACTTGCTTATTGCCGAGTCGGCAACACAAAAGGCCTTATTAATATACAGGCACAATGGGCGACGAGAATTTTATTTTAATTATAACAAGCGGGTTTTTTGGTTTGCGCTGGATCTCGAGAAATACGATAAAGCATACAAAGAGCTCGAATCAGACAAGGCGCTCGATAAAGACGATATTCGCGAGCAGGCCATTAACAAGGCCGGCACGATTACGCCGCTCGCGAATTGCTTGTTTACTTTTCTTTATTATCAATACGCCCCGCTCACCGACGAAAGCTGGTATTACTGTCGCGTTGATTTTCCGCATGGTGCCAAATCGATAAAAAATACTTTTACCGGCTCGCAGCTCTCGAGCCCCTCAGAATTTAAAAAGCGGTTAATAAGCATCGCCGCCGGCTCGATCTTTTCCGGCTCGCCGATGCAGCTCGACCGCATTTTGCATGATCAACTCTACGGGATAAAAACCGTCGAAACGATCGATTATATTGGTTATTGCCCCGATCATGGCGTTTATGTATATCCCGATATATCGGTTAAAGACGGCGAGCGCTGCGCACTCAATGACGAGGATTTTTTCGAATATAACGACCTGGCAATAAAGTCGCTATCGCGCTCGGCAGACTTGCACATCGCTAACAATCCGCGCGACTATCATGCCGAATGGATTAATGATTTATGGCGCGCGTTTGGCGCGCAAGGCATTATCGCCGCGGCGTTTTGGCTGGGCTCGTTTTTCGCTGAGCAGATCCGCGCCACGCACAAAAGCTACCCATTTATTGAAATCGTCGGCGAGCCTGGCGCCGGCAAGACGACAATCATAGAGTTTCTCTGGAAGTGTTGCGGCCGGCTGGGGTATGAAGGTTTTGACCCCAGCAAATCAACACCGGCAGCCAGGGCGAGAAACTTCGCGCAAGTGTCAAACCTTCCCGTCGTGTTGATTGAGTCGGAGCGCGGCGCCGATGGCAAAAATCGCGGCTTTGACTGGGACGAACTTAAAACGCTTTACAATGGCCGCTCCGTGCGGGCGCGTGGCGTTAAAAACTCCGGCAATGAAACAATCGAGCCGCCGTTTCGCGGCGCGATTGTTATCAGTCAAAACGCCGAAGTCGAGGCGAGCCAGGCCATACTCGAGCGAATTGTTCATTTACGATTCACAAAAGCCAAGCAAAGCGAGCGGACGCGCGAGATCGCCGAGGCAATATCGACGATCCCCGTCGAGCGAGTGAGTTATTTTTTGCTTGATGCGATTACGCGCGAGCGCGAGATCCTGGAGGTTATCAAGCAGCGGACGCCAGAATACCGCGCAAGGCTGCACAAACTCGCCGGCCTGAATAACGTTCGCATTGTCTTAAATCATGCCCAGCTCTGCGCCCTGGTTGATGCGCTCGCCCTGGTGTTGCCAATCGATAAGCAGGTGATAACCGAAGTAAAGCGCGAGCTCGCCGACATGGCGCTCGCCAGGCAGCAAGCCATAAATGCCGATCACCCGCTCGTCGTGCAATTTTGGGAGACGTTTTATTTCCTCAACGGCGACACGCACGAGCCGCGGCTCGATCATTCCAAAACACCGACCTCGATCGCGGTCAACCTCAATCACTTTGTAAAACTTGCCAGCGAGCAAAGGCAGCATATCCCCGACATTGTCGAGCTCAAGCGGCTTTTAAAGGCAAGTAAATCGCACAAATACGTCGGCCAGCGCGCAGTTAATTCGGCCTTGCTGCGCAATCATGAAGGCACCCCGAAAACTGTTAAATGCTGGATATTCGAAAACCCGGAGGCGGCGCAATGAGCAACACAACGGGCGGGCGCTTGGCGCGCTGTATGGTTTGCAACTGCCCGGAGCGGGCAACAAAGCGCGCGCAGCTTCATATTTACCCCCGGCGCGGGGCGCTGCCTATTGTCGGCATGACGCCGATTGTCGTATGCGGCAAGCACGCCGACGACGAGCACGGTCGCAGGCTGTTAACCGATAACGCGGCCGGCTGGGAGTGTCTCTCGGCCGCGCTTTTTCCTCTTGAGCTGGATCGCGAGCGGTCTCGGGTTAAGTGGGTCGACTTGATTGTGCCGGAGGGTTTTTACCGTGGCAGCAACTAAAGACACCAAAGAAAACGCCGAGCGCGAGGTTTGTTGTCTTGTTCGTGACCCGCACGCCTGGGCGCCCGATAGCCGGCACAAAACCCGCAGCGCGCCGACAATGCTCAGGCTTGACCGCCTACCGAAAGCGAGTCGCGAGGCGCTCTGGAACGGAATCCAGGAACAGGCGCCCGAGCTGGCGGATCTCATGGCAAACGATCCCAACGTCGCGGCGCTGCGTGAAATGTTCGGGGCGCAATACCTACTCCCCGAGGAGCGCGTCGACGCCCTCCTCGCATTGCAAAAAAAAGAGGTCATTAATGATTAATGCGCGAATCCCTTTTCGGCATATGTTGGCGATACTGGTCGCGACACTATTAACCCAATGGCACGGCATTAAATTTTGGTCGGGGCTTGTTGGCACCGAGACCGGCTGGGCCTGGTCGCTCGCGCTCGAGGGCGCGGCGCTTTGGCTTTGGGCGCACCGGGAGCGCCGCCGCGTGTTCGCGGTTATTGCGTCCGGCTTGTTGTTGGCCGGCCCGTTGTTTCACATCGCCGAGCCGTTGATTGTCGCGGCCGAAACCGCCGAAACAGCAAGTCGAAATCGTGCGCAATCGATCGAAATCACGAGAGCGGAAATCGAAACGCTCGAGGCCGCGCTCGCGCGTTCGCTGGCTAATTCGGCGGCGCGCCTGGGCTGGCTGGGCGATATCCAGGCAAGCAAAGCCGAGCTATCCACCGCCCGGGCAAGGTTGCGCGATCTCGTGAGCGCTCAGGCGCCGAGCGTCGGCTTTTGGGCGGCGGCGCGCGTCATTATGCAGGCGCTCGCCCTGGTTATTGTTTGGCTTGTGTCGGTGATGGCAATTATCGAAATAACGAAACCGTCGGCCGGCGTTTCGACACAAGCCGGAAACACGGCACCGGCCCGGCCGGCGGCGGCGAAATCTGCGATCACTGTTTCGAAATCCGCCAGGCCGCCCGAAGCCGACGAGCTGGTCGCCCTGGCGGAGCTTTCCTCGCGCGCCCTCGACGCGCTACTCGCTAACAAGGGGATTACTCAAGGAGAATGGTCCGAGCAAAAAGGCCTCTCGCCGAAAAACGTTTCGCTTGTCAAAAACCACGCCCAGCGCAAAGCAGAAGGCAAAGAGGTCGCCAGCGAGGCGACGATCCGCCGAGTCGCGGCGGCCCTGGGTGTTTCTGTTGTCAACAAACCGGAGGGCGATCAATGAGCCGCCATAATCGATATATCAGCAAGCAATCAACAATCCGCGCCACGATCGCCACGACGGCGCGGTTTGTCTTTCAAGGCGCGGCGCACCAATTCACGCCGGAGCAACTGCGCACAATGGCAAAAACCGCAGTCGGCGCGCCGATCGAGGTCGATTTTTCGCCGATGCACAAGGTCGGACGCGTTACCTCGGCGCATGTGACTCGCGATAATGTGTTGCGCATCGAGGCAAGGGTCGAGGCTCAGGCAGTCGAGAGCCCGCAGTCGTGGCGACTGGTCGTCGGCTGGCTGCCCGAGGATGGCTCGCTCGTCTCTGTCGGCCTGGTTAAAACCTGGGTCGACCCGAACTTGCCGCCGGCCGAAGTGATAAGCGAGGTCGAAGCATGAGCGCGCGACAAGATCAATCGATTAGCGTTGAGCAGCTGGACGCATTTTTAACCGACCAAGCCGACGACCTGGGCATGTCACGCCCCAGGCTGGGCGAGTTATTGCTCGTCGAGGCGCGGTCGCTTTTGGATATCCCCGCGGATCTGGCCGGCCGACTGGTTACGGATATTCATTTAAACACCTACGTCGACGACAAGGCCTGGCAGGTCTCAAGCGATCCGGCGATCGGGACGCTAATCGACGCCGCGAACTTGTTACGATCGGGCGAGTTTATCAAGGTTTGAGTTTTGCAAAGGGGGCAACAATGAAACAAACAACACTCGGAAAAAGCCTGAAGGGTAACGTCGACGTCGACGTGATAAAACTCCTCGAAACGCGTCTATTGATCCAGGCCAACTCGGGCGGCGGCAAGTCCTGGGCGTTGCGCCGGTTAATGGAAATCACCGCCGGCCAGGTGCAACACATTATCATCGATCCCGAGGGCGAGTTTTCCACGTTGCGCGAAAAATTCGATTACATAATCGCCGCACCGCACGACGGCGACGCCCTGGCGCACCCGCGAACCGCTAAGCTACTCGCGCGGCGATTGCTCGAGACCGGCGCCTCGGCGATTTGTGACATCTACGACCTAAAGGCTCACGAGCGAATCGCGTTTGTTAAGCTGTTTCTCGACGCCCTGGTTAATGCGCCTAAAAACTTATGGCGCCCTGTTTTGATTGTGCTCGACGAGGCGCACATTTTCGCGCCTGAAAAGGGCAAGGCCGAAAGTCTCGGCGCGGTAATCGACGTCGCCACGCGCGGCCGGAAGCGCGGCCAATGTTTAATTCCGGCAACTCAGCGGCTCGCAAAACTGCACAAAGACGTCGCCGCCGAGTGTATTAACAAATTGATCGGCCGCACCGGGCTCGACGTTGATGTTAAGCGCGCCGCCGACGAGCTCGGCCTAACGGCTAAAGAGGCGGTCCAGGCGTTGAGGTCGCTCGAGCCTGGCGCGTTTTTCGCCTTTGGGCCGGCGATCTCTCAAACTGTGATTAAAACAACGGTCGGGCCTGTTGCGACAACACACCCGAAGGCCGGCGGTCGTCTGTTGGCGAAGCCGCCCGCGCCGTCGGCAAGGGTAAAGACGATCCTCGCCAAGCTTGGAGATCTACCCAAAGAGGCCGAGGCGGAGGCTAAAACCACGCAAGAGCTAAAAAAAGAGATCTCCAGGCTAAAGGCTGAGCTCACGATTGCCACGAAACAACGGCCCGGCATAAGCGAGGCGGATTGTTTAAAGCGAATCAAGGCGGCGCCGGCGACTGTTGTGTCGACAGCCTCGAGCCACGAGCGGGAATTGCTCGCCATTAAAAAGATCGTCGACAAGGCGCTCGGCAAATCAGCGCCGGCGACTGGTAGCCCGCAAACCGCGCGCGCGACGACTGCGCCGGCGGACGATGCCTCGATTCGGCCTGGCGCGAAAAAGATCCTCGGCGCTCTGGCTGCGCGCTACCCGGCAAAGTACACGCGCGCCCAGGTGGCAACGCTGACCGGCTTTTCGCCCAGGGGCGGCACGTTTGGGACTTACCTTAGCAATTTGAGGGTCGCCGGTTTTATCGCTGGCGATAATAGCGAACTACAGGCAACCGAGGCCGGTATAAAAGAGCTTGGCGGCGAGATCCCGGAGGCGCCAAAGACTCGCGACGAGATTATGCAGCAATGGCGGCGGGCGTTAAGGCCTGGCGCGTTTCGGATCCTCGAGGTCGTTGTCGATGCCGGCGAGGCCGGGATCTCTCGTCAAGACGTCGCCGAGCTTGTTGGCATGGTCTCGACCGGCGGCACGTTTGGGACTTACCTCAGCAACTTGAACACGAACGGGCTAATTAAAAACAACGCCGGCACGTTAACCGCGAGCGACTTACTACTCGAGACCAGTTAGCCACAAGCCCGCCAACAAGGCGGCGCGGGCTGTCAAGGTTAACGGCCTCCAGGACAATCGGCCCGCCCCAGCTCGCGGCGGGCCTTATCATTGGCACTCAAAATATGTACGACTCCCCCTTTTATCCCCGCATCCGTGAGCAGCGAGCACAAATAACCGGCAAACCCATCGCGGCGCGTTGAATCATCAACAACACCGGCGAGCAGGGTCGGCCGAGTATCGTCTCCCCAGGTTGCGTCTATTATTTTCTTTTCCTGTTTTACAAGCAGCAGCGCATGAGCGAGCGCTCTCGCGTCCGCCGGCGCCGAGGCTTGCGCCTTTGGTGCTGGTTTGTCGTCAAGCAATGAAGCAATAAGAAAAAAGAAAATAACACCAATAACGAGCAAGCCGGCCGCGAGCTCTTTCTTTTTTTTGCCCGGGCCGGCGGCGCCGCAAGCCGGACAGGTTTCGGCGAGCGCGTCGATGGCTCCGCCGCAGGATTGACAATTCTTTAAAGGCATCGCCCTCGCTCCCTGTCTCGTGGTGTAATATATTTTAAAATTATGTAACAACGGGGTCGCAATGGCAAAGGGTGTAGAGATCCGCGGCGGATCGATCCGCGTATATTTTCGATTCAATGGCGAAAAGTGTCGCGAGCGCCTGAACATGGAGCCGACGCCGGCAAATGTTGTTTACGCTGAGCGCATGGTCGAGCAAATCAAGCACGAGATAAAGGTCGGGGCGTTTGATTATGCAAAACACTTTCCCGGATCCTCTCGCCTGGCCGAGAACAGCCTCGGGCATTACCTGGATCTATTTCTCGAGATCAAGTCGAACAAGGTCGCGCCGAGCACATGGGACCTTTATCGCTCAATAATCGAAACCTGGTTAAAACCGTCGTTCGGCGCGCGCCAGGCAAACAGCATAGACTCGATCGAGCTTGAGCGCTGGATTAGCCAGGATCTCGCGGACCTGTCGAGCAAATACATAAAAGAGGTCGTCGCGGTATTGCGCCAGGCTTTCGGCGTCTATAGAAAGCGAAATCCGGGCGCCCTGGATCCAACTGAGGGGATTGTCGTCCGGCTGCCCGACGACGACGATCCGGATCCATTCACGCGCGCCGAGATTGAGAGGCTACTAAACACGCCGGCGGCCGGCGGCAGGATCCAGGAGTTAAACCTTGTCGAATTTATGATCTGGTCGGGACCCCGAGTCTCGGAGGCGCTCGCGCTCGCCTGGGAAGACGTCGCCGACCTCGAGGCCGGCGTTATCCAGTTTCGGCGCGCGATCGTTCGCGGACAGTACAAGGCAACAAAAACAAAACGATCTAAGCGCCAGATTCAGTTATTGAAGCCGGCCCGCGACGCCCTGGTACGACAGCACAAACTCACGGCCGGCCGGGCGCCGATACTCGCCCAGGTGCTCGACCGCGACAACCGGACAATAAAAACCGAGAGGATCCGGCCGGTTTTTCTCGATTCGCGAACCCTGGAGCCGCACTATTCGACGAAGGTTTTGCGCGAGTCGTTTTTCTCCAGGCAATGCGAGGCGGCCGAGGTGAGATATCGCGGGCCGGGCCAATGCCGGCATACGTTCGCCTCGCAGCTGTTAACGACGGGCGCGCTCCCTATTGAGTGGATCGCTCAACAAATGGGGCATACGTCGACCGATATGTTGCGACGAAAATATGCGACATGGATTAACGAGGACGCTCCAGACGTTGCTGCCGTGGCGAACAAAATCCTCGGATTCGAATAA